TTTAAACACAGAAACTTATGGTCAATGTCCAACTAATACAACTCTTACAATTAAGTATTCGTTTGGTGGGGGTATAAGCGATAACGTGGCATCTAACAAAATAGGGAATATTACTTCAGCTGATATTTTGTTTGATAGTTCATTTGATTTAAGTACACCCTTAAAGACCCAAACTCGGAATTCTGTAGCAGCAACAAATCCCCAACCGGCAACAGGTGGTAGTGGAGCAGAAACACTTGAAGATATTAGAGTAAATGCATTAGCTTATTTCCAAGCACAAAGTAGAGCAGTAACTAAAGATGATTTTATAACTCGTGTGTATTCGTTACCACCCAAATATGGTAATGTTGCAAAAGTTTATATTATACAAGATGAACAAGTTGCAGCAGGTGACCAAAATATAGGAGATGCAACTTACCAATCAAATCCATTGGCATTAAATATGTATATGTTGGGATATGACCAAAATAAAAAATTGATTGCTTTAAACGATGCAGTTAAAGAAAATATAAAAATATATTTAAGTCAATATAGAATGATGACTGATGCAATTCAAATTAAAGATGCATGGATAATTGATATTAGTGTTAAGTTTGCTATTTATACTCAAAAAGGATATAATAAAAAAGAAGTATTGTTAAAATGTGTTGATAGTTTAAAACAATATTTCAAACCAGATAGATGGCAAATTAATCAACCTATTATTTTATCAGATGTAGTATCTGAAATATTGAATGTTGAAGGAGTTGGTAGTATAGTTAAACCTGTAGAAGATAGAGATGAATTAGTTATTATTGACAATAAATGGGGAGGATCATATTCACAAAATATGTATGATATGAAAACTGCAACTATTAATGGAGTTATTTATCCGTCAGTAGATCCTGCAATATTTGAAGTTAGATTTCCAAATGTTGATATTCAGGGTAGAGTTATGGGAGATGTATAATGCATTATTTTGAATACGCAACAAAAGATACAACACTATATGAAGCAAGTCAAAGTTTTAATGCTGGACTTGATGAAATTCTTGAAATTAGAAAAGATATGAATGACTCTGGTACTGTCATTTTTGTTTCAAGGGCATTAATTAAATTTGATTTAACTGAAATTTCATCTTCTATTACTGCTGGAATAATGCCATCTTCGTCTGCAAATCCAAAATTTTATTTAAATTTATATGACTGTAACTCGGAGGGGTTAAGTACATCACAAAAATTATATGCATATCCAGTTAGTCAATCTTGGGATAATGGATCAGGTAGATTAGATTCAAACCCTGGAATTGAAGATGGTGCTGGTTGGAGATGGAAAGACAATTCTACTAAGAGAAGTCAATGGAGTAATACTATTTCTGGATCAGGTGGAACTTGGTATAGTGGAAGTGGATATGAAGCATCTCAATCATTTAGTCATGAATCTGCAGATGTTAGAATGGATGTAACTAATGTTGTTTGGAAGTGGTTACATAAAACAGTTCCAAATGAAGGATTTATGTTAAAGAGAAGTGGTAGTATTGGAAATACAGATAGTGGTTCAAGTGACGCAGAAGGAAATACTACACGATATGGTACATTTAGTTTCTTTGGTAGAGAAACTCATACGGTATATCAACCAAAACTTGAAGTAGTTTGGGATGATTCTAAATGGGTAACCGGTTCTTTATCAGCACTTTCATCTGCTAATTTAAGAGATATGGTTTTTTATATGCGAGGATTAAGACCAAAATATAATGAAAATTCAAAAACAAGATTTAGAGTAGTAGGGAGAGAAAGGTATCCCGAAAAGTCATATTCAGCAACAGACCAATATCAAACTGGATATCAATCTGTAAAATATCTACCAAGTGGAAGTACTTATTATCAAATTAGAGATGCATATACTGAAGAAATAATTGTTCCATTTGGAAGTGGCTCAAGGATAAGTTGTGATTCCACAGGAAATTATTTTAATTTTTGGATGAACGGACTACAATCAGAAAGATTTTATAGAATAGAGTATAAGGTTGTTAGTGGTAGTGGAACTGCCGATGAAACTATTGAATATTTCGATGAGAAACATTCGTTTAAAGTAGTGAGATAAAAAATGCCATATACAAAAGATGAATTAGAAAATCTTGAATTTTATCAAGATATAGCTCGAAGAGATGAGGCTGAATATGTAATGAGAATTGCAAAGAATGTTGATGAAGGTGATACGAGTAGTGGTATTCTACGAGATCAATCTGGAAATATTATTTTATTTGAAAAAATTACTCCTGGACAAGGAACTGATGGAACAAGTCATCCATACAATTATCTATTGTCTTGGACAAGAGGATGGTTTATATATGAAGAAAATGAAGAACTTAATAATATAATCGATAGAGAGTTTACGGAATTTTAATGCCACATCCACTAACATTAGATCCTATAACTGGAAAATTATCAAGATTAAAACCAGAAGATTTATCACTAATTGGAGTTAGTGGTTTAAATGAGGGTGATCAAATTGCACCATTCGGTAGTCTTGAAAGTGATATAATTGAATATCATATTTATGATTTAAGTGATAATTTAATTGCATCAAGTGATATACCATATCCATTTCCAGATACATTGGATGTTGGTAAGAACGTTAGAGACCTCGGATATGAACGAGGAACTTATAAAGTAGTTTATAATTTTTTAAGACAGATTGGTGGTTCTAATAGAGTATACTTAACAAAAAAATCAGATAAAACAATTTGGGGTGGGGAGTGGTTTGTAGATACAGATGGTAAAGTATATGCAGGAACTACCGAAACCCCATTATTGGATGAATTCGATGAAGAAGTAGAACTTCTTATTCAAGATGATAAATATTGGATACAAGACCTATCTGGAGATGGAACTGAAATAAGACTTAGACCAAATCCAGGAATAGATGATCCAGATTATTTTGAACAATTTAGATTGTTAGGATATACTTGTTTATCATATTCTGATGTTAGTGGAGAAAGTGAGGTAACAATTACAGGTGAAGGTGGAAAAAATATTTCATTTTCCGGTGATAATGTTTCTTTAACAGACGCAATGAAAGGTGGAACTCTGATTATTCGAGATGCCTTTGTTATAGACAGTGATGTAACTCCAGAAGAAATATCAATTTATACTCCTATTATTGAAACCGAACAATTTCCCATATCTGAAAATTTAATTACTAACGGACATTTCAAAGATGGAAATCATGTTACTGAAATGTCGGCCAATCAATCAAGTACTAATCATGAAATAGTAGAGTTTGATAATCCTGGTCATAGTACATGGGTTTTAAAAACTACAGCGGGTGCGACCGGCACACCAAATGTTTCGGAGAACAATTATCACATAAACTTGGATGGAATAACAGGCGAAACTTATGTAATGAGTTGTTGGGTGCACTGGTCAAATGACTGGCCAAGCACCAAGCCCGCGTTATTTAGAACTGATTTTGAGGATTTTTACAGTTACGCTGAACATTCTCCAGTTGAAACTAAAATAGTAAATGGTAAAACATGGTATAAACATTATAGAATAGTAACTCCGACAGATCCTGATGGAAATATAGAATGGTATTTGGGTAAAACAGGAATAGATGGTTTTGATGGGGGAGAGGTTCGTTATATCACAGACATTCAATATGAAGCTGGATCATTAACATCAAAACCAAGTCCTTATATGACGATACCGAGAACGGAAGAAATTGATGTTCAAAGTACAGGTTTAATTACATTTGAAAATGATACTACTATAAAGGGAACATTTTCAGAAAACGATGATGGATTTGTTGAACTTATGTCATCTGATAATGGAGATAGGGGTACTGGTAAAATTATTATTAAAGATGCAATAGTTACAGATGAAAATTATGATACACAAACGAAGAGAACTGTTATAGATGATATTACGATTTCTAATCCATTACACGCAGAAATTAGAGATGGTGGTAACGAGGGAGAATTTAATGTAAGTCCTTTTCATAATGGGTTTGATGATTTAGCGGAATTAAAAATAACTATTCAAGCAAATGATGAATATAGATTAAATAAATTAAGAACAAATCCAGATGGAACTGGTACGGAACTTTCGATTGGAAGTTATGAACTTCCAACTGATGTTACAGTTAAAGATGATATACCAATAGAAAGTTCAAACGGACCAGAAGTTGTTACAGATGAAGGTGAGTGGCACAAAAGTCCATTCCACGGAGATGGTCCAACTGATTCAAACCAATTAGATATAACTTTAAAAGTAAATGATGAATATCAATTAGTACATACAGATCTTGACGGAAACATCATTGAAAACATTGGAAGTTATACAATACCAGAAGAGATAATGGAAGTTACTGAGGTAAATGTTCCGAATGATACTTGGGGAGAACTTAAAACTGCAGAAGATTTTGGTAAATCTACAGAAGACGATCCTCCTTGGAGTGGTAATGTGGGTGAACATAGGTATAGTGGACCACACGGAAGTCCATATCATGGTACAGAGCCCGAGGCAGAAAGTAGATTACACATTAGAATAATGGTTGATAACGCATTTACATTATATCATTTATCACCAGGAGATCCACATTATGATGATGGTTTAGTTGATCAAACTACTAACGCAGACCAA